TTGGGTCACGACCTTTGAAATTCTTGGATGTTACTCCAAGAATGTTCCATTCCCATGCTGAGGCATGTGCATGGCAAGGAATCAATAAACATAATACAATAATAAATAGACTGATTTTTTTCATTTCATTTCTCCTTATTATATAGTAATAAAATATTTCTTTCATTATTATTACTGATTAATATATATAGTTAGAACATATTATACAAGGGTACATTACATGGTATTCAGCAAACAGACTTTAAACTAAAAAAATCTTAAGATCTTAGTCTGTGATCTTTCAAAAGGAGATGAGACCATGACATACAAAGATCAATTCGTTGTTGAAGTAAAATGTAAAGGTAAGATTCTTAGAGTAGTTGATGATGTAGTTAGATTGCCATTTGGTAGTGAATATTCGCTTTATTTAAAAAATCTAAATTCAAAGAGAGCGTCTGTTAATATTTCAATTGATGGTGTTGATATTTTAGATGGAAAGTCATTAGTTATAAATGGTAATGAGATTTCAGAGATTCATGGATTTTTAACTGGAACTACAATCAAGAATCGATTCAAATTTATTAACAAAACAAAAGAGATACAAGATTATCGAGGCGATAGAATCGATGATGGAATCATTCGCGTTGAATTTGCGTATGAGAAACCAAAGCCAGTTGTGTTATATGAAGTTCATAACCATTATCATAACAACAATCCGTTTTATTGGAACTATGGAAATTATTTTACTGGAGATTCATTAAATACATATTCTTCAGGCGAAAATTCGAGTTATGGTATTCGTAGTTGTAGTGTTCCATTGGCAGATGAAGGAATAACTGTTAAGGGATCTGAGTGTAATCAACAAATGACATATACAACAATGGGGGATCTAGAAGATTCTTCAGTTATTACTATTTTTCTTAAAGGAGTTATTCCGCAAACAGGAACCCCCATAATAGAACCACTTACTGTTGATACAAAACTTACCTGTTCAACCTGTGGGAAAAAATCAAAATCATCATATAAATTTTGTCCAAATTGTGGAACATTTCTTAGTTGATATATTTTCGACTAAACCTGTTAGATTTTTAGAACAAAATATAAAGAACGTATTACATCATCACCAGAAAAGGATATAAAATTATGAGTAAAAAAGTAGAAACTATTGAGATTAATGCCGTCGATAATTATGGAGATTGTCTTGATGATAGTATGAATCGGCAATCAACTGGAGATCGTATTAAACCAAAAGGATATGTAGAAGTCTATGAAATCAGTGATGATGGTAAAAAGAAAAAATTACACGGACGAAGCAATTTAGTACTCTACGCTGGCAGAGAATGGTTAGCTCAACGATTAGTTAATTTAGAGAATATGAACGTTAATGCTACAAAGGATGAATTTATAAGCTGGTTTGGAGTTGGAGATGGGGGGGTTGAATTAGGAGATCCGTTTACTCCAACTCCACCAAGTATAGATGAAACAGAGTTAAAATCCGAAGTTGGTCTTACAAAGACAGGTGGTGTTGCATATGCTGATCTCCGCGGTGATGATTATTTCTATAAAGGTAAATTGGAAACTATTGAGATTAAACCGGACCCCGATAATGATGGTAGATATTTAATTATAGAAATTATCTTTAGAGTTCAGACGAGCGATGCTAATGGAAAACAGTTAAGCGAGGCTGGATTATTTACCGCTGAGGATGAAGTTTCTCCATCTGTATTTCATCTATTTGCTAGAGTTACTTATCCATCTATTGTTAAGACTTCAGATAGACAATTAATTTACAAATGGTATTTATATGTATAAGAAGGAAATTTAAATTTTATTGTGATCGACAAACAAAAAGGATTTTTGATATAGACCTGGAGAAGAAAGGGAAAAATATAGTAAAAATTAAACTAATATAGAAATTTATAATAAGGAGGGAATGAGATATGGCTAATGTATCTCCGGGTGTATTTACAAAAATTGTTGATCTATCTCAATTTGTACAAGCAGTCCCATCAACCATTGGGTTTATTGCTGCTTTGACAGAGAAAGGTGAAGACAATGTTTTAAAATTTGTTGGGGGGAGAGCTGACTTTATTTCAGAGTTCGGTGAACCCAACATTTCAGTTTATGGAAAAAATTACGGACAAGGACCATATTGTGCATACAATTACTTGGGTGAATCTGGCTCTTTATTTTTTATGAGGGCTTTATCTGAAAATGCATCATATTCAAATATCAGAATTGATGCTCTATTTGGCCCTGCAGATTCAACAGCAGGATTTCAAATTACATACATAGACGGTGTTAATTCAGTTGAAGAGTTTGAGACTAACTTACAGCAATCTGGTACAACATATCCTCTATGTTTTCTGCGTCCAATTGGCCGTGGTCAATGGTATAATAGTTTGGCGGTGCGCTTAACAGAAATTGCAAATCCAACTGTTTGGGATGTATACATTTTAGATATTTATGAAAAACAATCTGATGGTGCAGAAGTAATCATTGAGTCATTTGAGGTTTCTTTTAATCCTCTTGCAAGAGATGGTGGTGGAGAATCCTTATGGATTGTTGACATTCTTAATCTATACTCATCTGTTTTAAGAGCAGAGATGTATATTGATGAAGATACTAATAGATATTCAGATGGTTATGAAGTTAATGTTAGAGTTTATGACAAAGAGATCGGTCATACTACAGCTGATATTATTTCTGGTTCAGCAGAGATTACTGATATTAAACAGGATTTTACAGATTGGCAATCGTTAGCTGGTCCAGCGGACTTTTCAATTACTGCAAAAGATGCAAAAGGAAATGAAATTTGGGGATGGTTGGGAGCTGCATCTGGGGCTGATAATGAAACTGTTGCTGTATATGCAGATAGAGGATTAACTCTACAAGCATGGAACGGGAATACCAGTGTCTTTAATCCATCTGGTGACATTGAATATAGAATTAAAAAATCTTATGGCTCTGTAGCACAAGCATTCACATCAAACATTCCTCTTCCATTGAGAAAAGGGACTGATGGAGATCTATTGCAAGCTGATGGTTCTTTGGATACTGCTGAAGCTACAACTTTATTGAGTCGAGCGTATTTAGGGTTAATTGACGATACAGTATTGGATAATGAAAATACTTATTTTTCAATGGTATTTGATTGTGGTTATCCGCCTGAAGTTAAGGCTTCCATTAGTACTCTATGTACAACTAGAAGAGACTGTGTAGGTATTCTTGATAATGGTGATAACCCAACAGCAAATAACGCCATTGCAACAAGAGAGAATGTTAATGTATTTAATAATTATTTTGTTGCTTTATATGAATCATATAACAAGGTATTCGATGCATTTACTGGACAAGATGTATGGTTTTCACCAATGTATCATATGTCTTATATTCTTCCAAGAAATGATAATGTTTCCGAACTTTGGTTTGCTGCAGCCGGTTTTAACAGAGCAGCGATTGATACAATCAAGGATATAAGATATAATCCAAGATTGGGTCAACGAGATCAAATGTATCTAAAACAGTTGAATCCAATTGTGAAGTTTAATCCTGGGTATGTTGTTTGGGGTCAATTAACATCCCAAGCTAAAGCAAGTGCCCTTCAAGATCTAAATATCGTTAGACTTGTTCTGTATATCAAAAGAGCATTTGAAGACTTCTGTCGATTCTTCATTTTTGAACAGAACGATGAAATTACTTGGGGTCAAGTTTCAACACAACTTGTTGAATTTCTAGAAGTTATTAGAAGAAAGCGTGGATTGTATAATTATGCTGTTGAAGTTGGTGCGACAGAATATGAAAAGAAAACAAAAAGATTTCATGTTAATGTTACACTTGATCCAACAAGAGTTGTTGAACAAATTGAATTAAACTTTTTCATTCAATAATTAGAACAAAAAAATGACCTGGGCTGAGAAATCTTCCCAGGTCATTTTTTCGTCGATGTTAATTATTAAACCAACACTTTTCAATGTGCGTTGGTGTAACATCAAGGCCTGTTGTTCTTTTAATTTCTTCTTTGGCCCTATCTCTAAATTGGGATAGAGTTTCATTTTCTTTCATTTTATCATAAGGAATACCAACTACCAACTCATCGCCCCATTGTCCATTTGTACAATCTAAATCCGTACCAGCGAATAGATCAGGAAGAAATTCGTTTAGGTAATCGTTTAGAAATTCCATCGTTATGGGTTGTTTTATATTCGGATGTTTATCACGGACAGTAGTTAATAAATTTTCCATAACGTCTTTTGAAATATTCTTCCAATCAATCTCACACCCCATAACTACAAATGAAACGGAACTACTGTTTGTTACAAAATCACTTTTTATTTTCATTTTTCACCTCAAGTATTTGTCTAATTTCCATGTGAAATTTTTTGAACTTCCATAATACCTTAGCATTTTATCAAGAACACCGCCAACTAATGTTCCATCCTCATCACCAAAAATACATGTCTTAGACTCTCCAGGTTTAAAAGTGATATTGTTAGCTTCTGCTGATATTAACAATTTTTCCTGAGTAAATAAATGTTTTCTTTCATCTGACCCTGTGTAATTTTGAACATAATCTGCTATTATTTGTGGGTTTTCTTTTATTAAATCTATAAGTGTTAACTTTTTATTACTTGTATTTGTAATAATAAAAAAGGTGGAACTGCTATTTGTTACAAAATCTGTTTTAATTTTCATCTTCTAAATTTCACTCCTTTAAAATTGAATTGGGCATATATCTGGATTGCACGTTAGATAATAACGAAACATACTAAATGGTTTAGAATTATTCCAAACATTTTCAATGGTGTCTTTTGTTAGATCAACTTCGGTATGTTTTTCTGCAAAACTACATGGTTTGAATTTTAAATCTTGAGTAATATATGCTGACATTCTTCCTGCTTCACAAGTATCAATGCTCATTCGTTGTAGTTCTGTTGGGTTTGAATATTTCAATACATGGTTAATCAAGCAACTATCCATCCCAATTTTAAATCTACCATTATCTTTAAATACAAACTTGGAAAAATCTTTTATTTGAGCCTCTGTAGGCATCAAATATTTAACATCCTTTCCTGCCCCCTGTGGTTTAAATAACAAAAATATAATAGCATTTAATTTTGAATAATCGAACTTCCATTCAGCTGGAATATACCCAAGCAGTATGTGGAGACTTTTTATATGAGTTTGATTTGTATAGATTTGATGAATGTTTGTTTTTATTCCAGCATCGATTAGATTGGTAATGGCTTTGTAAGTGTAAGGCGCTTCATACTCACTCACAGCTACAGCTCCGCACATTTTTGATATTTCAATCTCATCGGGTGTTAAATCGATACCACTCGTTGTATAATTTGGGACTACATTATTCTTTCTACAATATTCGATAATCTCTTTAAAGTTCTCATGCTTGTTTGGGTCACCTCTTCCTCCTAATGCAACTTGATTTGTATAGTCCTTTACTTGATCAATCACTCGTCTGAAGTCGGACAGCGTCATGTTGGGTTTTTGTTCATGACCTTGATAACAGAATACACACTTATGCTTGCATGTGCCCATGATACCAATATCTAGCAGAGATGGCATTTGTAAAAAAAATGGATCATCGTTGCCATTGATTCCTTGAAGAATCTCTACTCCACTTTGAGTGTTAAATAGTAATGCATACGTCTCTGTTAAATACCCCCTATCAAAATTTTTAAACATTAATTCTCCCTTTCTTTGAGTAAAAAATAACAATTGGTTTGATTTCAAATATTAATATATATAGAGTGGGTGGGTTTAATTTGAACGATATGCTGAAACATTTAGAACAAAATATAAAATGGAGTATCGGTATTAGAATGGATATAATAGATAAAATTTTAACTAAAAAGAAAGAGCGAGAAGAAGCCGTTGGAGGGTTTGCAATGGATTCTTTTCCTGAAGTGCCAAAGAAGAAGAAACGCCAAGTCATCAGATCCATTTACCCTGAAAATAAAAATGAAGAAATTCCTAAAAGAGCTATGATTGATTTAGATGGAACTATTCACAGATATTCAAATGGGTATCAAGATGGTGAAATATATGATGATGCTTTCGATGGTGCAAAAGAAGTTATTAATTGGTTAAAAAGACAAGGGTATGAAATTGTTATTTTCACTACCAGAGCTTCACAGAAAAACGCTGAAGAGTTGGGAGGTGATCACAACGAACAAATTAAAAAAGTTGGGGAATGGCTTCGGGATAGAGATATTTATTTTGACAAAATTACAGCCGAAAAGTTGGCTGCTGATTTTTACATTGATGATAAAGCCATTCATATACCGAATGGGAACTGGGAAGCAGTTCTCAACGTTATTAAAAAACGTATAAATTATAAGGTCGTTTAACGACTAGGAGGGAATTAGTATGAAATATTCATTTGCAGAACTTGGACAGAACATTCTGACTAGAAAATTTGGAGGAACAACCATTGGTGTAGCTGATCCTTATGTAACAGGGTACCATTTTGTATGGTTTGAACGTCTACCTCCACAGTTGGGACAATATGTTTCAGAAAACGGTATTAGCGGAATTGCAGACAATGGTCAAATTCAAAATATTTTAGCAGCGTCGTGTCTATCTGTAACTCCCCCAGGTGGTACATTAAACAAGATTGAATATGCCGGATTGGGTGGAGTAAAATGGGCAGTCCCAGGTAACATCGATTATGGAAATGCTGTGTCTGTTAAATTTCTAGAATTTAATAAAACCCCGATTTTAGATATTATGCACAATTGGGTTAAATTAATTCGGGATTACAGAACCGGTATTACTGATTTAGAAGATCGTGATGATGGTTCGGGCTACACAAAAGCAACTTACGCAGGTCTTATGTATTACTGGACAACTGCTCCTGATGCAAAAACTGTTGAGTATTATGCAGCTTATGATGGTATTTTTCCATCTAAGGATCCACAAGATTTATTTACAAGTGATGTTGAAACTGTTGGCAGGTTAGATATTGAAATTGAGTTTAACGTAGATTACGCATGGCACGAGCCTTGGGTATTGAACAAATGTAATGGATTTACAAAAACATTTATGCAAGCAAAAGATATAGTTAAAGGATACGGAACTAAATTT